ATTTCTTTGCAGATGGAGGGACTTCTCAAGGAGGAATGGCTGTTGTTGGTGAAGAAGGGCCAGAATTAGTTAATCTCCCGAAAGGTGCAACGGTATTTAGCAATAAGGATTCTAAGGCTATGGGTGAAGGAAAAACACAAAATGTAGTAAATAATTTCAATATTACTATAAATGCAAAAGACACCTCACAATCAGAAATGAGAAGAATAGCAGATATGATAGGAAAAGACATTTCTGCTAAAATTAACAGAAGCACATCTTCCAGCACATTTAGGTGATTAAGATGACAGATTATTATGTATATTTAAAATTAGGGTTTCATTCTGGAAATAGTAGCCAAATTGATACTATTCCTTTGCGGGTTAGTTCTGCACAGATTAGTGTTGATAAATCAATTCCTAATTTGCCTGTTCCTTTAAGTGGTTTAGTGACTGGTGAATCAACTACTGTTGCTTTAGATTTAGGAATGTCTAACAAAAGAATTAGCATTAGCGGGGCTATTTTGGGCTATCCACATACTGTTATACGAAGAACCCACACAAAATCGGGAGGAACAGAAGTGGAATTACAATTTACTGCACATGAAATTGCACAATTAATTGCTTCGGGTGTTGATTCAACAGGTCTTGCTACATATCAGGCAATTAACGAATTAGTTTTGCTTATGCCTTCAGGGGTTGATGAGACTTATTCAAACAGAGCAAGTAATGAAAATATTCCTTTTTCTTTTAGAGCGAGAGGAAATGCTTTAGAAAAAGATAATAGAAATGTAGTATTTCCTTTAGCATTTCCTTTAGCAGACAGTCATGCGGATTTTGCGGGCTATCAAGGCATCAAGGGATTTATTTCTTCTTTTGGATTTACTTTTTCAGCAGAAACTCTTGAAGTTGAATTTACTTTAGATTTCACCGCCGCTACTGTTTTGGGTTGATTATTATGACATATTCCATTTTTACAGGAAAACAACGCTCGCTTGTTTTTCCGATTATGTGTAATGGTTTTTTGACTTTAGACTACTCAGATAATATTGCTTCAGGAACAGGTATTTCTTACGGTGTTTGGGACTTAGATGATAATTTTACTTTTGAATGTGTATTAACTCCTTATGAAATTAATGGCTATGGGACTCATAGTGCAAGCGGAGATATAGTAATTCCCGAAACAGGTAATTTAACTAAAGAAACTCATACTGATGGAATAGGAATTGTTTCAAATAGTAAAAAAATTATGTCTGCTTTAGAAGAATCAATATATACTGCTTCAACTCATACTAATCACGAAAGTGAACTATATTTACCGAGAGCGAATCGTATTAACCATGAGATGAGAATTTTTCATAGCACTAATTTTCAAATTAGTTTAGTTAATGATACTCTACATAATGAAAATAATCCAGCAAGATATAAAATTAAAGTAGGAATTAAATTAGGAACTGCACCGATGGAATACTTTACAAGTAATACAGTTATTTTACCAAATGAAGGTAGTCAATACAAATATCAAACAACTGCTGATTTACAGGGCTTTGATACTGATGGTAAGATGCTATATAGAAGAAACTCAATTGCTGGAAGTGGTTCTTCGGGAACAACAGTAAATTATAGCACAGGTTATTCAACTCTTTTTGATAATGCTGAACTATTTGTTCGGCAAGATACTGAATTTGTTTCTATTGGAACAATTGATTCTTTTACAGGAAGTGTTATTACTTTGTCTGCTGATTCACCTATTAGTATTAATAGTGGTGATATTTTGTATATAAAACACATTCAAGAACCTAGTTATATTAATAACACTTATCATATTGGTTGTTCTTGGGATAATACAAATAAAGAAATACTTATCTTTTTTAACGGAAAAAAAGTTAAAAGTGGAACTCATACTCAAACAGATTCATTCTCAATGGAAGCAGAAGATTTTTATATTGGTGCAAATGGTAGTGGAACAACGGGTGCTAATTCAGCCACAACTAATAATCAATTTATGGGTGAACTGCATGAACTTAGTATTATGAATATTCGTAAAACTGAATTTTCTGCTATTAACAACTTAATGCCGAACTATAACAATACTGTTTTATATTTGCGATTTGAGGAGGTGGATGAATGAGTTTAAGTATTCAAGGTGATGATTTTAATGCACCAACAAATCCTCAATTGACTTCTACTACTGCTGATTTTTCAGATGGAGATAGAATTTATACTGCAATTACATCTATTGGAAACCCATCTATTTCTATTCAAGGGTGGGGAGGAACTGTTTCAGAATATTCTAATTTAAACACAACTAAAGGATTTAGAATCAAATGCTTTAATTCGCTAACTAGCGAAGGAATTAGATTTAATCCTAGTGAATTACAACTAAACACAAATGATTATTTTGTCTTATTGTATTCAGATAGTCCATTCCAACACCATTTTGCTAAAATTACTGAAGTGAAAACAGAAGATGCCTACGGAGATGCTTTTGAATTTACACCAAAATTAGGAAATGAAATCCCTAAAGATACTAAATTCATTATTTTTGAAATGGTTAAAAATACAAATGTTGTTGCTATTTCTTTGGGTATGCTTCAAGATGATTCAGCAGACCTAGTGGATGAATTAGCGAGAAGAATGGTGGTTGCTCGGCCACACTTTTATTTTTATGACGGGTTAGATAAACCCAATGAACTAAATCATAATACAAAATATTATGCTGTTAGAGAATGTGGAACTGCTAATTCTTATACTTTGGACAATACAGACCCATCAAAAACATTTGTGACTCTTCAAGATTTTGGTAATATAATTATTGATTACAGTAAATTTTCTCATAGAGTTACATTAACAGATAAGTTAGAAGAATTGGATTCTCTTCAAGCCAGCAATTATACTTCAAATGAAGGCAGAACAGGTGTTGCAGACACTACTGTTTTCAACCAAACTTATATTAATGCTAACAGAATATTAGATGATGAAATTAATTCTCCTAATTATATTGGCCCTACTAGATATTTACATTATGATTATTCTCCTACAAAATCAAATATTTTGTATAATGTGATTGAGCACACTAATACTGAATCTATTGATGGAAAGGGAGGATTTGCGGAAACTTTAATTATTGATAATGCAAGAATTATGCCTAGTAAAATTAAAGAGTTTTATAGTTATAGGGTAAGGCATAATATTCATCGTGGTGAATTAAATAGTTTCTTTTCTCTTAAGGCTACTTATAGTTCTAATTCAGGTAATATTTATACTTTTGATACAGAATATGATTTAGAAGAAGTATTAAATGATGGAGATGAAATTAAATTAGGAGATAATATCTTCATCATTGAGGACTTCGGCCTCCTGTCGGGAAATACGCAGACTATCACAGTTGAGAATGACGGCACAGACCCTTATGTGAGAACCGAGAGCGAAGGAGTTTTTACCGCACAGGCCATCAGTCCATCAAGCGGAGATGTGCTTCAACGGCGAACATATAACGCAACAAATGGGACACTTATGCTTGATATATCACTACTGAATGGAAGATTTAGCAAGATGTATGTTTCTTTTACATCATTAAATCATAATGAAAGATTTGCTACAATTACTGCTTGTGATGCAGTTAAAGGAATGATTACTTTATCTTTTGATGATGATTCATATACCTCTAACGCTTTAAGTTTTGCTAAAGGACAATATAGAATTTTTATTGAGAGATTTAACGGTGAAGTTGAAAATATTGAAAGCAGAAAAGAAAATGGACAAACTATTATGGAAATTCAAGGCAGAGATAAGTTTAGCAAATTACTTTCTCCTGTTGTAAATTTAAATACTTTGTTTAGCGAAGATATTATTTATTCTACAAACAGTCCTTATAATAAATTAGTTCGTATTATTTCTAACAATCTAAGTATTTCTTTAGGAGCAGAAACCTTAGCAACAGGTATTGCTGCTTCTTCCTTTGAAGTGATTCCACAGCAAGGAGATAAAATTTTTACATCCTCTGGATATATTGGAGAAATCACTTCTACTTCAGGCACAGGTTCTAGTCATTTAACTCTTAATTTTACAAAAGCATTAACAAGAGCCTTTTCGGAAACAATCTATGTTGATACTGAAAAGAATTATGTTCTTTCAAAAGCCCTCGGTGCTTCTCATCTTGCTACTGATAAGCCAACTTCATTAACGGGTGCAGCAAACAAAGGTTTAATTTTTACTTCAGGAAACAAAATTAATATTTCAACTGGTGCTGAAGATGAAACGCTTGTTTCAACGAGCGCAAATACGAATGAAGGAGCAGTAGGTTATGCAATAAACAAACCCTCTTCTGTTTCTAAAGATTCTGCTTTTCAATGTCTTTTGAAAGACGAACATGGTAGTGCAGGTTCTTCTACATTTGATACAGTAAATACTCTGATTGATTTTGAAGTGGTTTCAACTGCTACAAAAGATAATATTACAGAAATTGAATTAGCCCCTTATATGCCCATAACTTTGGGAAGATATGTAGAATATCACTTTAATAAAGATGAATATACCTTTACAGAAGTAGCAACTGTTTCTACTGTATCTGGGACTTTATCAGGCAATAGTAAAAAAGACAATACATTTATTACTGATTCTTCAACAGCATATACTTTGAAGAAAGATAATCCTCTTTTTGTTGGTGACTCAAAAACATTTATTGGTAAAGTTAGTCATTTGATTATTAAAAGTGTTTCGGGAACGACTTTAATTGAAGTTTATTTAGATAGAACCAACTTTATATTCACCGCAGGAGATAAAGTATATACTGCGAATATTCCAACACATAATATTGCTACTGTCAATTCTGCTCATCTTTGGGGAGGAAAAATTATTTCTACTATTCACCCTCTTTCCGATGCTACTTATGGGACACTACCGCTAGATATTGAAGACACTAATGGTTTAACAAGTTATACTAGAAAATATGGAAGTTCATTATATAAACCAACCTTTAGCGCCTTTGGTAATTTTGATTTAAACATTGAAAGGATGTTCGTATCTATTGGTTCTTTTCACTTCCCGATTAAAAAATTCTATCCGAATCCGTCGTCTCTATCTCAATTGATGGGAGCATATCATCTTAGGCCAAATACAGGCTCAAATAACTATATTTCTTGGGACACAAGTGCATTTTCATATAAAACACTTTTCCCCGAAAATAGAGGACAAACTAGCACTTTTGGTTCAAACTCTACTGATTTTAGAATACATGATACCGCTGAAAGAAGTTCTTATTTGCCCTATTCAACTAATTTATCCAATAGAAAATATTTTTCACAAGATGAATCAGCATTAAGACTATTTTTGTATGTTAATTCTGACTTATTACCGTATTCTTCTAAAAGAAAAGATAGCCTATTTGATGGAAACAAAATACTAAATAACTATAATCTGTTTTTAACTGATGGAAAAGAAGTTGGTGATGTTTCTGTTGGCGCAGGAAAAATTAAAAAATTAAAGGATTCTAATTTCCAAACTCTTAGTTTTTCTTCAGATAAAGATGTTTCTTCTCTCAAAAGATTTGGGATGATGAGACTCACCGAAGTTTGTTATGATATGTTCTTTAATTTAGTTAATCCAGAAAAACCAATTAGAAAATTTGTAGAAAGACAATTTAGTGCAGCAAATCAAAATTTTACAGCAACTCTTTTATCTGCAAATATTAGCGGTATTTCAGGAACAACTATTACCTTTGCTGGAACAATTACTCCTGATTTAACTAACGGAGATAGAATACATGATGAAAATGGTCAATTTATTGGGGCAGTAGATACAAAGACATCTTCAACTGAATATGAATTACAAGCGGATGGATTTTTGACTAACGCTGGTTCTCATGCTACTAGAGCATATCATGTTACTTTGGGTAATTTAGATTTAAATGGAAGAAATAAAGTGGATTCTTTTGATTTAATTGATGATGATGATATTCATCCTCTAAAAGTGGCTATTACTCCAGGAGGAACTCTTTACAAATCTTTTTTTGACTTAGGAGCAGGTAGTTTCACTAATTCCGAAATTGTTCTTCCTGCTATATTTAAAACTAGTGCTGTTTTTAGTAATGCTAGTGGTGGAATGCAACAAATGATTGCTGATTTTGTTAATGCAACAAAAGCAGGAACATATAAAAATATGAGGGGAGTAGTTTTAGATAGATATAGCATTGAAGATGGAGGGAAATATCCAGTTCATGTAGGTGCAACCACATACCCATTTAATGCAATAGATAGATTTACAAATATGGTAACGATAGGTTCAACAAACTATGACGGTATGATTTTAGAATCAGATAGGCATTTTAAACAATATGATGATATTGCTGCTTTTAATGGTTCTACATCAAATTATGAAAGCACCGCAGTTGATGGTGCATATATGGTATTCAAGCCCATTCTTAAATTAGATGCTGGAAACAACATGAGTGCAAATACTACTATTACTTCTTCTAATGGAAATGTGCATCATGCTACTATTGATACAACCCAAAGTAATGATGAAAATTCATTTTTAAGATTTGTAGATTTAACTGGTTGTTATTTAGTTCCAGAAGCAGGAGTAAGAGAGGGAATAACATTTGCTAAAACCACAACTTATAGAACTATGAATGATATGCAACCATCTGAATTAATTTATATTATTTCGCACGAACCAGATGATAATAGTGCTCTTATCAACAATCATCATTTAATTACAGATGTAGCATTAACAAATAACACAAATTATAGAATCTTTCAACCTAATGAAACTTTTTCATATGATTTTTTTCCAAAGACGGTTAGATTAAATACATTAAGCCACAAATTTACTAAGGTGTCTAATGAAAATAAAGTATATGACATTAACCAAAGTTATATTCTAAAAGAAACTCAAGACTTAGAGATTACTTCCAACACAAATGATGAAGGTGTTTTATCCATGTTTGTTGCTATTGATTTGGATAAACAAAGCACAGATAATGGAGTTGTCATTAAAGATAAAGATAAGTTCTTTGAAAGTATTCTTCAAGAAGGTTCTTATAATCTACATTTTAGTGATGGTAAAAGTGGTAAAAAATTAGGTGTAGAAGTTAATGGAGATGATGAGTTAATACTTTCCGAGCAGATGAATTTAAAAGGTGTGGTTTCTGTTTCGGAAACTTTTTCTGTTTCTTCAAGAGAAACACTAAAAATAGACCCGACAAGAGCCTGTATTGGTTCAACAGTTAGTCTTGGCCTTGAAGGAGAAGATTTGATTAACGAACTACTTGAGCAAGAAGAAATTCAATTTACAACTACTTCAACTGATGTTCCGATGTATTTAGCACCTAACTATCAAGGTATAAACTTATATTCTGCAATCCAATATATTCTTGATAGAAAAGAAATGAAACTTGTTGAAGAAAATAATGTGTTTAAAATTTTCCCAGATGATGAAAATTCAATAAAAACAAATATTACAATTGATGATAGCGATAATTTTTTAATTAGTGATTTCGAAAAAGTTTCTACTCTCTTTGACTTTTTTAATGAAATTATTGTTTATGGAAATATTCACAAAGCGGTTCGCAAGGACTTGCGCTCAATTAAAAAAAGAGGAAGAAAAACATTAGAAGTGGTAGATAATACTTTGCTTACTCAAGAAGAAACGGATAAAAAAGCCACTAAACTTTTACGCATTCATTCTAGTCTTAATCAGAAACTTTCATTTACTATGCAAAATAAAGGAATAAATCAACTACAAGTAGGTGATATTGTAAATGTATCTATTCCTAGAGAAAACATTGAAATGAATAAATATATTGTATTAGAAATGAAACACCTACTTAAAGGATTCATTAAATTACAATTAGGAAGATATAGTAAAGATTTGTCAGATGTTTTTTCAGAATTATTGGTTTCTAGTAAAGAAACAAAAGCGGCTCTTAGAAGTAATGAATTAACTTCCAATGAAATTTCATACAGTTTCATTGATGTGCTAGACACCAAAGAACTTAAATTGGAGATTCGCAAGACGGAATCATCGGGCGGAGCAACTCTCGGCTTTGGAACAGCATTCAATACTGCTACAACACCCTTTGGATTCAATGCAGGAATAGCCACAATAACTAATTTACTGGAGGAAGATTTGATATGATAATAGACGAACTTAAAACTCTTGTTGCTTCTTATATTAAAGATAATTTATTTGATTCTGCTGATTTAGGATTAGGAGGTAATGCAACTAGTCCTAGTGCTACCTCTTTAGATGTTCCTTTAGGTCTTACTTTAACACCTACTATTACAAAATCAGATTTGAATGTATTAGAAGTAAAAGTAAGTGTTGATGGTAACTCTATTCAAGGAAAGGTAATTCGTGAATTAGGTTTATTTAATGGAAGCGATTTGGTTTATAGAATTAACTTTGATGGAGTCGGCCCTTTTTCTACTACTGAAGTATTAGAACTATTTGTATTATTGGAGGTTGAGTAAAATGGTAAATAACCCAAATTTTTATGGACAAAGCACAACAGGAACACCGAATCAAATTACTGATGGAACAGATTTTCCCCATACGGGAATCATTAAAGCCTTATCAGATGGATTAGGTCAAAATTATGCTATTAGTGGATTTAATATCACGATTAATTCCCCCACATCTATTGATGTTACATCAGGAGTAATTTTTAGAGATGGTAAAAGTATTCCAATTGTTGCTACTCCTTCCAGTTTAACCTTGACTACCACATACACTAACGGTTATCATTTGTTAGTTGTAAATTCTTCAAATGTTATTGTTTTAAGACCCCCTACCGCTACCGAAACAAATCAAAAAGTTCCTTCAATAACAACAGGAGACACTATTATTGCTATGGTTACATATGATGGGGCAAATCCTATGCCCATTCAGTATTTAACAGTTAATAAAACTGAAAATTCGCTAAGTATTGGTTATAATAATCCACCTTCAGGCTATACTGAAAAAGGAACTATTACTGCTGATGCTAACGGTATCTTAGTTACTGGGCCAACAGATGTTACTTTAGACGGAACAAGCGATAGAATATATGTTAAAGACGCAACAGATAACACTTTAAAAACTGTAACTCCGCAAAGCATAGCAGACTTATCAGAATACACTTCATTTAATACAGACTTTGATGCTAGGCTCGCTACAAAAGATACTGATGATTTAAGCGAAGGTTCAACTAATTTATATTACACATCAAGCAGAGCAAATACTGATTTTGATACTAGACTTGCAACAAAAGATACTGATGATTTAAGCGAAGGCTCAACCAATTTATATTATAGAAAGGCTTTAGTTGAAGCAGAATCAGCAATAGATTTAACAGGTTCATTAAGTGTTGCAGGAAATGTTGTTTTTAATGATGCAGGGGCTAGTGTTGATTTTAGAGTTGAATCTGATAATAATGTCAATATGTTAGTTGTTGATGGAAGTCAAGATGGTGTCGGAATTAATGTAGCGTCTCCCGATGCAGAACTTCATGTAAATGGTGTTTCTAAAACAAAAGGCTTAGTTGTGAATGTAGTTGAACAAACTGCTTCGCCTCCGCCATTTAATACTTATGATATTACAGATGAAGATTATATTATTCTTGCTTCGTTAGACCCCA